CTGCCCATGGAATGGCCTTAGCAGCCCCGTAGGCCCCTGCCCCTAGACCACCTACCGCCAGAGCCTTACCCCACCCAAAACGCTTTACAGCGGGTCCTGGAGAGGCTACAGACCCTACTGGATTAGCTCCGGTAGGTGGCGGGGCACCTGGAGTACCGTTATGGAATCCTGCATCACCACCCATGCTACCGCCTGTACGTGGTGTTACCTGTTGCCTAGCAGCAATATTTTTATTTGCCTTCTCTGACCAGCCACCTGCTGGACCAGCAGGCATCGCCTTACCAGTTTCAAGCAAATGATGAGCAACTGGGTCGGTATAGGGCTTGGGGTGTGCCCTAGCTACCGCTGCTTGTATAGGGTCTAATGCACCTGGCGCCACTACTCTACCCATAGCTGCATCATGTAGGGGCAAAAGCTTGCCCACCGAATGCTCTATACCGCCAGTAACGCCTTTTGCTATGGCTCCCTCTGCTGGCCGCAGTAACTTCCCCACTCCCTTCAATGCTCCTACTCCAAAAAGAGCCTCCTTAGACATACAGGCCATCAGCACCCCCGCCTGCTTAGCCAAGGTGATTGATCCATCCTCAACCTTACCCAAGCTTTCCGCCACTTCTTTAGCCATGTCACCTTTCCGATAGTAGTCAGGTTTTTCGGTCAAGTGGTCCATGGCTATTTCACAAGCTATAGATGGGTCTGAGGTATGTTCCATCTCTACTGTCATGCCTAAGACCAAATCGGCGGAAGGAAAGTCTGAAGGCTTTTTTCCTTCCGCCAATCCACCAGGTATGTGGTCCTGCCACTTGTGAGACATGATATCAGCAAGGTCCCTACGAGCTGGCTCTTTACCAGAGTCATCTGCAGAGACCTTACTGAACTCACGGGCTAGAATCTTACCTGCGGCATCAGCAGCTTGTAGAGCTGCAGTCTTTTCAAGTAGCTCGGCCGGCTGAAGAAGATGCATACTCTACTCACTAGGTAGTCAACACTCCGCCAGCTCCTCCAACGATGGTCAGGTTGGTGACTGATACAGGTACTGCTCGTTCAAACTGGATAGCAGCTGACTCCTGGATCAAAACACCCTGAGCATCTGTGGCCCACGTATGGTTCGGGATGTAGCAACCTTCCAAGTAGACTGCGCCGTAGGTCTCCTGGTTGGAGTCACGTACGTACATGAGCAGACCCATTGGTTGGTTAAACAAGTCCGAAGCCAGGTTAAGGAACAGGTAATCATAGCCGGGTGGAATGATGACATCATGTGGATTAGCAAGGGCTTCTACGCCAGCATTTGGGAAGAGGGCTGGGAGGGTAGTTGCCCCAATCTTATCCGAGTAATAGGCCATGAGGACACGGAGCAAGCTAGGTCCGTGGTACAGGATACGGCTGATAGCTAGCTGACCGATAGTACGGCCGGAGATGAAGTAAGATCTTTCGGAGCCCACTTCAAAAATCCGATTGAACTGTCTGTTATGAGACAGGTTGACATTTTGGATGACACCGATGGGGTAGACCAACTGATCTGCGGCGGCCCCTCCACCAGTAGTTAGTGCTGTCCCTAGCGCAGCTGTACCAGTAGCAGTGCTACCACCACCCAAAGCTGCTAATCGTGGAGGGCCGGCACAAAGAAGAGTGAATCCTGCATTCAGGAATTTCCCGTCCACCATACCATCTTGCACGTACTTTTCGTAAGGACTCCAGTCGGAGAATGAAGAGCTCATAATTGACTCCTGTTAGTGGTTGATACTGTTTTGTGATGTGAAAGGATCAGTTCACACCAATGCAGTAACGTATCAGTGGGCTGATCATTCTTCATACGGTTGACCCAGACACAGCATAGAACCGTATTTTCTTTAGTGTAGCCTTTGGTACTGTCTATGCGATCAAGACTAACACTTTCAGGACCTCCACTACCATCGTACCTCATCTGAAGGCCAGTATAAGAACACTTACCATCTTGATCATTCCACATCTTGACCAAATCAGATGTAGTTAGTTCGTGTGGTAACCCTTTTCTTTTTGCAGTGTCTTTAGAGGTGTTCAAAGACATAGCTAAGCGATGGGCCGGAGACCTAGAATGAAACTCTTTATTCCAACTTGCGAGGCAAGGCTTGCAGTATGACCCACGCCCATCTAGTACCTTCTTATCTGGACGGAATTGATCTAACTTCTTCTCCGCCAAGCATCTAGCACACAGCTTGTAACCCTTCTTGAGCTTTTTCTTCTTGTTCCTTATTTCCGCCAGTCTACTTGCTTCTTCTACTCCAACACGCTTGACACTTTCATCGAAGTACTGTGCTCTACGTCTGGCACAAGCACACTCTTTGCACTCATACTGTCTTCCGTCTCGAGTAGCACAAGAGACATGGAATTCAGTCAGAGGCTTCCGCTCCTTACAGGAGGTGCACTTCTTTCGGAGCGGAAGTATGTTTTGATCTGACTTCATGTCATCCCTATCAATGACGCACCCAAGTTGAAAAATCAGACATCTTATGTCTCCTTGATCTATAGACTTTATGGTTACGGGGCTAAAGAAACGAGGCTAACCCCGTTTCCCATGATCAATTTCTTTCCTTCAACCAGTTGGCTATTCCCTGAGCCAACTGTTCTGGTAAATCTTGTTGCAGAAGCACTTGAGCTGCAGTTGCAAGATCGAATTCGTGCCCTGGATGATGCCCAGGTCCTTCTCTCTTGGCTCTGCCATCTAGTAGCTCCAGATTCTCTGGTCTGTTGTCTGCTCGAATGCCGTTCTTGTGATGTACCAACTCCCACTCCTCCAAGTACCTTCCCAATTGCTGTTCCATCACCAAACGATGTTCGAAAATAGTACCGTCTGCGCGAGCATGAGGATGCCCTTCTGGAGCTGCTCGAAGCACGTACCCATCTCGGCTGCTCCCCACCCATCTCTCTCGTTCCCGTTTCTTGCCATTTGACAGCAAATCTCGCAGCTGATTCCCCTGCTCGTCTATTATTCCTGTATTTCGTTGTTGCGCGTGCTTGCTGCACATCCAACGATTTACCGGACGTTTCAGACAGCCGGCGACACAACAAGTTGCTTGCCCGTACGTCGCAGTTGCTTTTTCGTGGCCTCGATCTGGAATCTCTATTCCCAGGTCTACTCCAGCTTCCCACTGCTGATAATGCTTTGGGCACAGACCCCTGCCAATGGGTCTGCTTCCGCAGCCAGAAACTGTGCATCTTGCCCCGGGCCCGTAACTTCGAATACGCTTGGGCTCGTACAGAGACTTCCCCTCGCGATCTATCTGACCACGACGATTGGCCATATAGTGCATTCGACAAAGGCCAAATGAACCATTCTCGGTCGTATTGATGCAACCAATAACTTTGCATGATCCGTAATCTGTTTTCTTGGGTCTTCCTGGGTGTCTCTTGTTCATGGTTAAGTATCTCCTGTGAGATACTTATACCACAATTTATGTTAACATTGGATTAAATAATCAATGTGACACGAATATAATTCACGGGCAGAGGAATGTCGAGGACCACGTCCACCAAAACACTATCGGGTGCATCCGCATCCTGGATGATGTTATTCAAATCTCCGCCGATCAAGACACCAGCCTCACGAAGGAATCCCAGTTGTCCTTGAACTACTGTGGACAAAGTATCGAGGAATGAGTGCGTGATATTGAACCTACCGATGAAATTCCTCAATCCGACCCTCATAAACTTCGCCACGAAGTCCACGATTCTTGTGACCGAGAATTCACGAGTCTCGATACTCGTTAGATCTGTTGTCACCTGCATACGAGTAGTAAGAGGTGCTCCCTTGGTTTCTTGTACTACCCAGTAAGTACCACCAGCAGCCCCCACATTCATTTGTGTCCGGCTGAAGACATCATTCGAACCCAGGACTCTTGTAAATCCCGCGATTGGGTAGTTAGTGAAGCCCTGTTGAGGCGGTAGTTGTCCTACCATACCCGCGATAGCTGCATTGATGTAGTAGCCAGCGATTTCTTGTTCCACTCCGCCGATGACCGAAGCAGTCTTCTCAGGAGCAGTCATGAGCACACGGCGGTTGCCGTAAGACTGACCCAACTTCTGGTAAGCCTCTGAGATTCTTTCATAGTCCGGCAACCCTGTTAGTGTTACCAACTCTGTTCCGCGAACATATACTGTGAATCCCACTCCTATCAACTGCTTCGAGAACGGAGGAGTATCTTGTGAATAGAACCCGTCGTCATTTTGTCCAGGGGCAAAGGCTACTCGGACCAAGACACGAGTTCCTGAAATCTGAGAAATGTTATAGTGCTCAGCACTGGTTGCAACCTGCAAGTACAGACCAGCATCAGCTGGGATAGTACCGGTAGGATTGATCTGATTTGCCTGCAAATCAGCAGCTAGGCTAGCCACTTTGGTATCGAACCAATAACCGGAAGGAGCTGTTGCTAGTGTGTCTCCTTCTCCGCTAGCCACCAAGGCAGGCAAGTCTTCACTTGGCATCTTGGGGTTAATCAGTACCACTCTTTCTCCGCCGGCATCTGGGTCAGACATAGCCAGCACGTGAGCCATAGCAGACTGATGCACGAGTGGATTTTGTGAAGCTGGAGCAAGAGCATAGACTTCTTGAGCTTCCAAGAAACCAAACGCTTCAGTGTAGGCTGCTGGAGTACCATCAGGGTCGTTAGCATCCACAGCACTTACTCCGATACCCGTGACTGAGATACCTGGGGCATTGACCATCATGAAGTAGAACATGAGTCCCAGTGGATTCGTTATATCCAACGGGGACAGGGTATCTTCCAGTACAGTGATATCGCCGAAGGTAAGCAGGGACGGTTTCTTAGACTGTGGGGATACATCCAAGCGAAGGGCATTGTATGCCACCACCAAGGCTCCGAGAACATTGGTAAGTGGGAATCCTTCTGTATCCCGGAGCACATTCGCCTTGATGAGAGCAGCACCAGAGGGGTCAATAACCAAGTCTGGTGTCGGTCTATCGGGCGGCAATGTTGCTGGAATATTCATAGCTTCGATATAGAAGGCTTGTGCTACGAAGTCCAAAGAGAGCTCTCTATCTAACTTGAGCTGTGTTTGATCTGCTCTGGGGGCTACGGCTGCAATATTGCCAATGAAAACACCATCAGCAAAGACTTGGTCTCCAACCTTTGGTGCAAATGGATTACCATTCGTCACGTAATTGTCCGTGAATCCTAGGTCCGAGTTCGCAGTCCCAAGACCAATGCGAATCTCAGACTCTGAACCACTGATCAAAGAACTCAATACTAGATGGTTAGAACCATCGTCGGATGCAAAACTCGCACCCATGGTAGCATTGAGCTTTACTTTGAGATTAGCAAGACTGATAGTTTGAGATACTACTGATGGGGTGGACGTAATGACATAGCTTGCGAAACCAAGAGCTCCGAATACAGTATCGTCATCAACAGAGCCACCGTAAGTCAGTGATATAGAACCACCTGCTACTGCTACTTGGCCGCCCACCTGGAATGACAGTTTAGTGCCTGTTAAGCTATAAGCACCATTAGCATCAGAACGGTAGCAAACGATAGTGCCTGCAGCCCCATTGATCTGACTTGCCACATGCGCAATATCAGCTGGGGTAGCAAATGTAACTGTCTTACCAGACCCGTTCACTGTGAATGCGAAAGTCTTCCCATCCAAACCTGTAGTTACCAGGTCAGGAACACCAAAGATTGGGCCTGCATCAATAGTCAAGTCTTGCTCTGGACCCCCATTCAACCCTACCTGGAAAGTCTTGTTGTGAATGGCTAGATTTCCCGCGATAGCTACAGAGCCTGTCACTGTGGCAGCACCAGCTGATGCTGAGAAGTTATCTTGCGGAGCTACAAGCAGTGGACTGGTTGCATCCCCATCTCCATCATCGGCTACTGCCAACGTGTAAACTACATCAGTGTCGTGGAAGTGAAGGAAGTCGTGAGCAGTATTCGAAGGAGGTGCTACGATCTTAATATAGCCAGCAGGGCTTTCGATCTGAATCTTGAGTGCGTCCGAAGTTGAAACAGTAACGACTGCTTTGGACCCATCTGCAGTTATCACCGTCTGCATAGCATCAGCTACACCAGACACAGTAGTTGGGTTAGTAGTGAATGTATGGGTCTCTGTAATCCCCTGCAGCCCTTGCTGGAAAGAGAATTTTAGACCAAATACTGTTGTTGGGATAAGAGTTATGTCAGCTGTAGACGTATATTGTGCTGCTCTCCCCTTCCGCAAAAAGGTTTGGGTACGAAGCAGCTCAAGCAGAGTCTTTCCCGTGTTTACGAATACACGAATGCTGGCATCGTCTACAACCAGCTCATCAATGATGCCACGGGGGTCAGGGAAGTTCAGCTGCTCCAGACGTATGGCCGTCTGGTTGTAGTTGGTAACCCCAAATGCTTGGTAATCATCCGCGAAGCCAAGACGGGCATTTGCAGAACCAGCCAAGACCTTCAAACTTTGGCCGTCCCCAGTTGCAGTAGTACGTAGCTGTACGAACTTGCTACCCTCCGCAACAACCACGTATGCGCCAAAGCCTTGTGGAGACTGGGACTCAATCTGATCTACTACTTGCCCCGCATCCAACTCCGCACCTGCGGGAGCAGTAAAAGTGAACGCTTGAATTGGTCCATTGTTGATGCTCACATCAAGCTCAAGAGTATCCATACCTGTGTATGGGGCTGGAAGTCCAGCGACCAAGATAGCCGGCACAGAGGCAATAGCCTGTGAGTTCAGCACCTGGTTACCGGTAGCATCAGTAGTCATAGCAGGAACTACTTGGAATCCGGGGGCGATAGCACACGGAACCAAGGTAGGAACCACTATGGTAGGGCTGACAGCACGAAACTCTTGGATGACGGAAACGCCAGGTTGTGGCAACTGAGTAGCCATTATTGATCTCCTTGGTCTAGATCTTATGTTCCTGAATCGATTGTCCTCTAAGTGGCTGACGTGGTCCGCCCCTCATTGTATCTAATCCTCTATCTCTCATAACGGGGACTTGATCTTGTGTCTCCGGCAAATGCATTTTAGATCTGATTTCCTCTGCCCGCGATTTGAAGACAGTAGAAATATGTTGGAGCGTATAGATTGGATGCCCATCAAACTCGTTTTTCAAGGGTGTAACCAAATCTGTATATTGCAAGTACACAGGTACAGTTACAGGGCACACAACCCATTCCGCCTCTGTATCTCCGGTCACTAGAGCTCCAGCTGGAGTGACAGAACCTATTTCATTTTTCCGGCCACATTCTTGGATACCCTTCTCCGCGATGAAGAGCTTGCGGAGTGACCAGATCATACGGGCATTCTGCCAAGCTAAGAATCTAGCTTCGGACTGTACCCTGGACAGACAGTTGATAGTGATGTTGGTGGGTAGAAGGTCTGTATGCTTCTCCGCAGCATTTCTTACATTGACCATGACACGGTCATCCAACGAGCTACCATTGAACCGTGTAGGTCCAAGGGCGACTGCCAGGGCTGGACGTTTTTCCATTGTCTCGACGTGCACAGGGTTTTCCTCGGTGATGACTAGTTCAGTTTCCTCCGAAAGGGGGGTCCAATGGAAGCTTCCTTTTGGGGCTGTTTCCCAGACCGTTTGTAAGAAGGCCACGAACACTCTGACCAGATAGTTCAGTGGGTCATTTCCCCACGAAGATGTAAGCTCCGAAGAGGCAGAGATGCGGCTGCTGGAATCTGGGGCATTACTCATGTTTGCCGTACCTGACATACTGATCTACGTGTGGCCTATGCATACTATGAAGCATACCAAGAGCACCACCCAACACAGCAGAAGCTGCAGGTGCATACTTGGATACAATGCCTGGATGATTCTGGAGCAAGTACTTCCTGGCTGCGTAACCTGCTCCCGTACCTAAGCCAGCACCAGCCGCACCAACTAGAGCAACATGCATAAGTCTCTTCAATCTGTCCTTGGTGACGAACGGGCCACCTGGACCTTCGCCGGGCTCTTGCTTAGGAGCAGAGTCTCCTATCTTCTCCAGTTCATCAAAGAATGAGCTAGTGTAGATCATGGGAACGGGCCATAGACAGCAAAGATATCGTTGATAGCCTGAGTTTCGAAAGCTTGTAGGTCCTGGGGATTCAAGAAGTTGCGGATGGGGCTAGGCTCAAAGTCTCTCAGATTCTCTATACGTATGGGAAGCTGGTACTCCACATCCCCCTTGATAATCTCATGCAACACCATCTCTTGATGTACTACTGCTCTCAATCTTTCCGTCGGTGTTACTTTCACTACCCGCCACCGCTTGTTAGTCATCTCCACGATGATATCTCTGGGCTTCATGATGGGGAAATTAGGCATCCTGGCAGTAGTATCTCTTTGACCACGCTCTGCGATGGGCAAGTTCTGGACAGAAGTAGAGGATGGATCAATCTGCATATAGATTTCGATCGGTGAGTAGTAGCCCCTTACGAACGTGGTGTCAAAACACGAGAAACAATTAGATCGACGCTTCTGGCTAGTGAACCCTTTACCCTTTTCCGGGCCGTCATAACAATTCTGGCAACGCTTACCAAAAGTGCGGATAGGGAAAACGAAGCACTTAGTACCTGCGTACTCATTCCATAGTAGCCGTTCTAGTCTTTGTACTTCTTCCGCGATGAGGTCAGGTTCATTAGCAAAGGTGAAGGCATCAGACTCTTCTACGTTGGTGCTATCTACCTTCTGTACGCTTTTGATCTTATAGTAAATCTGTCTCCAACGATGAAGCAGATTGACTTTGTTGTCTACGAAGCGGTAGTGGTCATCGAAGGGCCCGGCGATAGTATCAAACGGGCCCATAGGAGATTCAGAGCGGAGGACATAGAACGAGAAGTCCATAGGGTCAAGCTCGGTCTCTTTGATCTCCCAGAGGACCTCCAAAAAGTCCAGAGAGAAGCTCCGGACTTTGGTATTCACGAATGTTAGGTTCTGAGGCACTATTTTATGCCTACCTACTTGGCCAGCGCTGCGCGAACGGCAGCGTCTTTAGATTCCAGGAGCTTGCGAAGCGCGACTGTCCGCTCTGGATTGCGCGGCAACGTTGCCATGATCGTTTCGAGCGCCAACGCGCCAAACGCTGCCGATACATTCTTGAGGTTGCCTGGTAGGTGCCCGCAAACGAAGAATTGCAGGATTTGCTCTTGCTCGGACATCTGGAGTAACTTTTCGTCTTGGTTCATGATGTTTCCCTTTCTTGTTTTCCTATCGTTTCAGCAGAAGAAATCATCAGAGTCTTTCACCTATATACTTGGCCGCTGCATGCTTCACATGCTCTGGAGCATCCTTGATAGCTCTAAGAGCTGTAATCAAAAGCTCTGCTCTCTTCTCCGCCCCGGACTTATTACCTTTACCTGCAGCATAACCCTTTTCTTTGCCGTATCTGTAGCCTAAAGCTCCAGGAACTAGCAAGGCAGCAGCTATGGACCGGTCATCCATAGGTTCTTTATTTGCGGCCATCAGTCGTCCTTCATTCTTACCCATGTGATAACCAATCATAGATGGGATACCCAGATTAACCAAATCTGTAAGAGGACCTACGATAGCAGTCTTTGCCATCATCCTTCCAACTTGATCTGCGCATGCAACAGCTTCCGCGCTTTTCTCTCCTATACCTGGGAACTTTGCATGTACCTTCCGCTCTACTATTGCCTTTTCCGCAGGTGTTCCATGTTGTGCTACTCTAGCCAGAGCATTCCTCGCGTGGACCGCATCAGGAATTGGGTACTTGCCTTTGGAGCTTCCCACTATCTCTCCCGCCACTCCAATCTTCTTAGCCTTGGCTGCTGGAATAGCAAACTTGCTGGAAGATAGTGATTCCCTCTTCTTCAGAGTCAAATCTGCTGCTACTTTTCCTTCCAACCGATCAAATACAGTAGAATTCTTGTCTTTTCCTTTGTGTAAAGCAGCAGCCGTCCCACCTACGCCAGCAAGTCCAAGACCCGCACGTGCACCAAGTACTTTATTACGCTCTTTGGAAATAGCTCGTTGATCACTAGATTTCCATGCCTCCCGTAAAGCTTGCAACTTTTCTCCAGCAGGCCCTTCTTTGGCGTAAAGATCAAGACGTGCACCCTTTAATTTTTTAAGGGCTTCTATATTACCACCTCCAACCAATTGCCCTACTCTTTTCAATGAGTTCATTATACCAGCCGTCTTGTTATCCTGGGGACCAGACTGTAGCCGGTCGAAGACAGTAGAGTTCTTAGCTTTGCCACCAATCACTTTACCCTTACGCTCTTCCTCATCCACAATAGCACGCATACCACGATGAAACATGGCTACCTGTTCAGGAGTAAAGTGTTTTGGTGTTTGTACTCCAGTAATAATAGCTCCATCACGGTGTTTAGTTACTGCAGCAGTCTTGGACTCCGCATCTCTACTACCCAGACCTGGGTCATCTGTAGTTTTGATCTCACGGGGCACAAAGGGTGTAGTAGGTTCTGGCTTACCAGTAGAGGACTGAAGAAGCTGCTTCCCCGATTCCATGCTTGAGGTACCTGCTACAGTAGAGGATGCAGTAGGAAGCTCTGCTGGTGTTGTCTTCTTGGCCACCGCCTTCTCCGTGGCATCTAGATACTTCTTCACCGGCCCATCGTCAGGTATCTCAGGTGTTGCAGCTCCTTCCACAGCCACCTTGGTGAGACCTAGAACCTGTTCCAACTGTTCAACGGAGAGGGAGTCATAGAACTCTTTCAGTTCCGCACCGGCCGTCTTCTCCATGCTCTCTTTGTATAGGTTGCTCAAGAATGAGTCCATTTGATCAATCTCCTGTTTGTGGTAGGCTCTGAATTCTCTGTTGTAACTGGCCGGGGCTCTCTAGTCCTTGGCTCTCTCGTCTAGACTGATTGTACTGTTTAACCTTACGAATCAAGTATGGTGCAGCTATAGCAGGCAAGCCCATTCCTAAAGCATATGTACCGAAGCCCTTACCTAGTTGTCTTTTAGCCAGGCTCATCTGTTGCGGAGAGAAGAGTCCAGTACGCTTCATAGACTTGATCGCATTGATCGAAGCCATAGCTTCTTCTCCCAGGATAGGTGCCACACCAGCAGCCCCCATCAGAGGAGACAACTTGGAAGCAGTACTATCAGGGTCTGCCATCGTCGCGGAAGTCATACCAGCTATACCACCTGCATAGGCTGCAGGTGCTCGTAATGCATGGGTCAACTTTCCGATTGTGGAGTTGCCAAACATCGCATGACCGAATTCGTGGGCAGTAAAGTGAGGACCTGCCTTCATGGGTGCCATCACATGCCCAGTCTCCAGAGCATGCAAAGCATCCTTCTTAGACTGTGCCAATATGTTGGCATCGCCAGCTAGGGCAGCATCACTTACAGGCTCATCGTAGAGACCTGGGTTCTCTCTTCGCATCTCCTCTAGGGAGCCCTTGAATTTTGCTATGTTCGACTTAGCAAAAGCTGGTACGTACTTCTTGGATTCGTGCCCTCTCAAGAACTTAGGTAGGAAACCGCCTTTTGGTACTGACAAAGCATCCAGCATACCGCCCTCTGGTAAGCCAGTAGTAGGGACTGCGTGACCCATTTGCTTGGTCAAATCTGAGTGTAGGGCTATTAGCTCTTCTGGGGTTGTACGGGAGTTCAGCTCACTCTTGATCAGAGGGTTCTTTAACAACTTTGTTCGGGCATACAAAGCACCACCACTAAGCCCAGCGGCACCTAACAGACCTCCAGCCCTCTCAGCACCGTGGACATTGCTGAGTTGATTAGATAGGGCGCCTCTGAGTGCTTCTTGTACCTGGGGGTTCGTTTGATCTTGCTGTTCTAGCTCTTGAACAGTCTTGTGAGCTTTCGCCTCTCCTCTAGACCTACCACCCTCACCCCAGGGGCCATACTTGTACAAATCTGCTGCACCCACCAAACCTGTGAGGGCAGAACTCATCTCATGCTGCCCCATTGACGGGATGGCTAATTTAGTCAACTCGTCTACGAAGGCTGCTGCTTTGATCTGACCGGCGAGCAAGGACTCTACTCCTTGCTACCGGCAGATGGTGGCTTGGCTGCCTTTGGAGCTGATGACTTGGGTTGCTGGATATGGATATTCACAGGAGCCCCACTACCCCCTCCGGCAGTACCTCCTGGTGCTGGTGGCCCTCCGGCTGGTGGACCGGCATCAGGAGCTACTGGTGGACCTCCTGGGGGCCCTCCAGCTGCTTCAGGAGGAGGTGCTGGCTGCGCATCTGTCGTAGGAGCCATTCCACCTGGGGTAGCTGCTCCTGGAGGGCCTGCTGCGCCTGCATTGGGGTCCTGACCTGGGAGTGGGGCTACAGGCACTGGTGGTGGGCCTACAGCAGCTGTTGGGTCTTGGGCCAGCATATCCATCAAGCTTTGGCGATAGGAGGTGATAGCCTGGCGGAGAGCAAGAGCTTGTTGTTGAGCTACCAGGGATTCATTCCTTGCCATCATAGCTTCTTGAGCAGAGGCAGCTGCTTGTTCACCAGACATCTGAGCCTGTCCCATACCTTCCGACTTAGCGGCATCCAGTTCTTGAATCAGCTGTTGCAGCTGACCCTCAAGCATAGAGGCTCGCTCTTCGGCGGCATCAAAGGCTTGAGTAGCCTCATCAGCACGAGTCTGATGGAAGTCGGCTTCGTTGCCCTTTTGGATCATAGCCATAATTTCATCTACAGGGTTAGGCTTTAAGTCTTGCGGGACCTGAACCATGGGGTCTGTCTCGGGAGCAGCATCGTTACCATCATGTTCTTCTGCCGGGAATAGATTAGTAGACCTTTCCCCTTGCCCGGCGTCTACATCATCGTCGTTGGTAGATAGACCATCTCTACCTTGTTCCGCCTTCTTGTGCATCTTATGAAGGCGGTCGATGGCACGCTTCATGACATCTTTAGCTGCTGCAAGTTTAGGCTCTGTGAACTGTTCTGCACCAGCTTTGGCACCAAGGTTACCGACCATAGCTCCGATGCCGGGCATATGGATACGTTCACCAAGGGCATGCCCAGCCATACCGCCTGCTTGACCGATGGCCTCATTGATCGCCCCGGTAGGTCCTTCCTGCATGGCGCCCGAAGCAGCTGCCTCGCCAATATCTTCTGGAGGCATAACACCTTGAGCAGCGCGGAAGAAATTACGAAGGCTCCATGCCAGTTTGATCTTAGCTAAAGCTGCTGCCAATTTCGTAGACCTACCTGCAGCACTTGTATACATGTCTGGTTTGAGTACTTGCAAAGCTGGTTTAGCTGGCATAGCCCCCAATGCCCTGCCCGCACCAAGAGGGGCAGCTGCTTTACGAGCTAGAAGTGCCTGTCCTCCTGCTCCTAGAGCTCCACCTACTGCAGCCCCTGTAAGAGCCCCACCCAGTCTATTCCCCGGCTGGGCACTAACACCTCCCGCAGCAGCACCTACACCAGCACCAAGAGCTGGAATAACCATCTTGGGGTGTCTAGCAGCCATACCCATTAACTTCTCACCTATGCCGGCGATGTTGACTGCCTGCTTTTCAATAGACCCGTGCTTGGCTGACCTGTGTGTATCAATCTCTTGGCCTACTGTCTTCCCGGCCACATGTCCCAGAGCCGCACCCACAGCTGTCCTGAATGCCATCTCACCAGGACTATGCCCACGGGAAGCAAGAAGACCGGCACCAATACCAGCAGCAGTACCTACACCCTTTCCGATTCTTTCTCCGCGACTACGTCTCTGCTTTGCATGCTGAGCAATATCCTGGGCAGCAGTATTGCGGATGCCGGAAAGAGTTCCAGCCTGCATAGCTTTATCGAAGTCTTCTTGGCTGACAGATACATCAGCAGCTAGCTTCAGCAAGTCCACCTCTTCCGCGAGCAGACCACCAGAAGCCAGCTTCATAATCATGAAGTGTTCAGCGGCCTTATCCCAAGGAATACTCTGGGATGGAGCCAACAGATCGTATAGGGTTTCCTTACTCATAGTAACTCCTTAGTACTCAATGACAGTAACCATTCCCGCACCCCCAACACCTCCCCCCGCATTTACAGAGTAACTAACTCCACCTCCTCCTCCTCCATATCCTGCTGCACTAGCCCCAAATCCAGTCCCTTCTCCATCCCCCCCAGACCCATCTTCAGACCCATCTTCAGAGTAGTTGAACACCCTACCGTAGCTCCCAACTCCTCCTCCAATACCTCCTGCCACAGCGAGAGATTCGTCGGAATAAGAAGCTATACCAGCCGTGCCACAGGCGCCTGGAAGATTGAGATCTCCGTAGTCCCCCGCTGCTCCCCCCGCCCCTCCGCGAGCTACAAGATAATCAGTTGAACTGCCCTTGCCCCCTGACCCACCAAGCGCAGTATACGTAGTTCCACCAACTGTAACTGTGGTCGTTCCACCATGGCCTCCATCGCCACCAGTAGAAGCACCACCAGCTCCTGAGGCTCCAGTGGTTATAGCTGTTAAATTAGCCCCAGGAGAAAGCAGCAGTTTGGTAGTCGTTCCCCCATCTCCACCACCTCCTCCAGCCGCACCTCCATAGGAGTTACTAGCCCCACCGCCGCCCCCGGCTCCTCCCTTCAGAATCAATTGACATGGACGAGAAGTATCTAATAGAGAAAAACTTGCCCCAGACTGTGCAGTAAGGACCGTAATCCTTTTCGGAGTAGTTGCGCTAGATCCAGAAGGTCCCGAAGGTCCTGAAACTCCTGATGGACCAGAATGTCCTGATGGTCCAGAGACTCCTGATGGACCTGAGGGTCCTGTAACAGAAGCTCCCGATGGACCAGAAGGTCCTGATAGTCCAGAGACTCCAGATGGACCTGAGGGTCCTGTAACAGAAGCTCCCGATGGACCAGAAGGTCCTGATAGTCCAGAGACTCCAGATGGACCTGAGGGTCCTGTAACAGAAGCTCCCGATGGTCCAGAAGGTCCTGATGGTCCTGATGGTCCTGAGACTCCTGATGGACCAGAAGGTCCACCTTCTGGACCGCCTGGGCCCGATGGACCAGAAGGTCCTGATGGTCCTACAACAGAAACTCCTGATGGCCCTGAGACTCCAGATGGACCTGATGGCCCTGAGACTCCAGATGGACCTGATGGACCCCCAGGAGGTCCTGGGGGTCCAGAAGGCCCGGAGGGGCCAGAAGACCCTCTTAAATGCTCATCTTTAACATAAGCCATAACTACACCCAATCCCTAATAACATGATCGAAGGATCGTGATAGTTCCTTACGCATGTGTGATCACACAGTACTTCTGACCACTGGCAATAGACATCACTATGTTGACTATATTGGTTGATGTCACTTCCGTGACTACTACTGGACTAGAGGCAGCAGGCCAGCCTAAGATCGCATTGGCTGTTCCGGCCTTGATGGAATATCCGATCTTATCTAGGGCTATCTGCCAAGTCTGTGGTGCCTGCCCGTAATTTCGCAACTTCACGTTTGCAAGATTGGCGCTAGTTGCAAATGCAGGATTGCTTGCTCCCTGCTGAACAAGTTTAGCGGGAGTTCCCGTCACTCCCACAATTTCCCCCAGGGTGAACGTACCGTGATGCTGCACTACTTTGTAACTGGTGCTGCTCACCTTGGAGACAACACGCGCAGTAGCTTTACTAGTCTGGCCCGTAATAACATCACCGAAAGCCCAATCAGTAGCAGGAGCAGCATTAAGGGTGACAGTTTCTGCCTGAATTTGATCTAAGATGGCCGATGGAGAAAGTCCGGCACTCGTAGGGTCTGCCAAGGTAATCGTATAGTCTGTCGACCCATCATTCACCACGATAGTCATACCATGCAAACCATATACAAGTGCCAGAAGAGGACGACCAATAATAGTTCCATTCAGGAAATCAACCAACTCCGCCGGGCTACTGAATGTATGATAATTGTACATTGATCTGTCTCCTGAATAGTTGCTCAAGAAATCTTACTAGCGCCTAGGGAAGTAGTGCTGCCCCAAACTGAATACCAAACCAATAAGGCCGGCAAGAACAGTAAGTCTACCAAATTCCCGGAACTTGACTGACTTCCATTCCGGCACCCACATTACTAACCCAATGAGAATGGCTATGATCGGAATCGAAAAATAAATCCACATGATGTTGTCTCCTTGTTTTGATGCGAATATGGCTAAAGAAATTGATCAGTAGACCCCGTACCAACCGTTAACGAAGAATAGCTCGCTGTGTACGCCAGAGGGAGAGCCCAGTAGCTGCTGGATATTCATGGCGACTTTACGTTGTACTTTTTCCTGTTCGTACTTAGTCTGGAAATCTCTGATCCATTGCATCCACATTGGTGCTTTATCACTTACCGCGACACTTATTCCACCGTCCGAGAACTGTAGGAAGTTCCTGGTCTGCAAGATACCCACGGACTGCATAAGAGCTACAGCAGTTCCGCGGAGAGCAAAGGACTGGAAGTGCATACGAAACAGTTCTTCCAGAGTATGGTACCCCAGGTTAGGTGGAGTGCCGGCGAAGTCAGACAGGAAGTCCATGATAGCCCAAGCTATCATTCTATCTGAGTGTTCCTGTCCTTTGATCAACCGGTTCAGTTGAGGGTGGTCGCGCATGAAGAAACGTACGGTCTGGATGAAGGCATTGAAGATAGGGCTTACGCCTGCTACTCCATCCAGACCCTGTAGTTCTTGCGCCATGACTTCCTATCTAGTCTCTTCAACCTTGTCCGCGAGTTCTTCTTTGCGGAGCAGGTATAGCTTGTGCTACCCCTGATACATCTTTTGCTGATGGTACTTCCTTTGGTACTTCTTTCACCGGCTCATCTTTCTTCACTTTACCGAAGCTGGGGAGTACCACTACTTTTTGAGCTTCTAGTATTCGAATGATTGGGCTATGAGCCACATCCTCAGGTAGCTCCATAAAGACCTTACCTCGCTGGTTCATACAGCGGGAAGACTTGGGGAATATGGTCCAACGCTCTACTGAGAGAGCTCGATCTGTGTTGTTGAAAACTCGCATTATGTCCTCCTATTTGAATACCTATCAGGTTCCCTTTGCCGAGCTACTGCCAGGAGCCAGAGATGGCTCACCAATAGCAAGTGCCTTCAGAGCATCATCCAAATGGAGACACTCCTTCAGGTTGGGCATTAAATCTAAGGGAGAGATTGGTGCGATCTTTCCGTTGCAGCAATCATTGCCAGCTGTCGCATCATAGAGAATACCTGTGATGGGTGGCCCATAGCTGGGAATGAGCATAACCTTGTCTCCGTTCTTCGCTTCACGTCCGTTCTTGTAATGCATAAATCTATCCTCCTACTTGTTATGACGTCTCTTCTTATTCTTGGATACTTGCCCCTCTACCGGCGTCGCGGAAGGAGTATCAAGTGTCAAAGTAGCATCGGGGTCTGGAAGTTCTTCAGTTACTTCTTCAGAAGTAGCAGTCGGAACTGGCTCTTCCGGCTTTACTTCCGCCACTACTGTGTTGTCAACTACAGGTGGCATTAGATCTGAGAGGGTAGCAGCACCAGGAGACCCTGATGGGCCAAGAGACTGCTGGCCACAATCTGGGCCAGTCATACCCGGTGGGCCTGCAAGACCTGCATCCCCAGACGGACCAGGTCCTACCCAATCCTTCAAAGGAACGGGAAGTTCATCAGCAGGAGCTGCTGGTTTCTCGAATAGTAGTCTCCAGTTATCTGTAGAGATTTCCTTCTCTTCCACGATTTGCATACCTGGCCTCTTTACGTAGATTCTTCCATCCGGCCTCGAATCCACGAAGTAGTTCTCGGGAGTAGTAAAGGCCAGGCGTCCTTCACGAAGATTCTTTATGATCGTATCTTCCAGAAGCTTGAAAGTTGTTGCGGATATCTTGATAGGTCTCTTCGGCAAAACTACTCTACCGTCTATCCGCAGAACTGCCCTGTGCTGTGTAGTAGCCACGGCACGTTGAGCTTTAGAACTCTGAGCGCGGCACATGTTCTGAATCGTGTACATCTTCTCTTCAGCCATTTGATCTTTTTCCTATTCTGTGACGCGGCTGTACTGGACTGAGTCTAGTACAAGTGTGTCAATGAGATCTACTCTAAAGAAAAAGCGCCAGCGCCCATTCGGAACGCTGGCGCTTACTCTATCACAGACTTACCTCTACGATTCTACCTGGTTAGAAGATTTCCAGCTGCGGGAAGACGAGACCTTCGTCCACACGATTATTGGATTCGCCCAGGTCCTCTTCCGACTTTGGAATCACATTTGCCAGCAAGCCATCAATATCAAGAATCGTAGCATCAGCGGAGTAGAGCTCCATCTTGCGTACGGCTGCGATGTTGATGACTGCCATTCCAATGTCTTCCCAGGACTGCCATGTGATCAAGTTCGCAATCTTGTCGATATAGAACTTGGTGTTATTCAGGATGAAGAACTTCCCAAAGAAGTCCGGCTTCGTGAACAGGTAGATATTACCTGGACGAAGGATGTCAGTCTTGATCGTGCGGCAGTATGCCCTACCCAAGAGCAGGTTGTACTTGTATCCTTCGACCGTAGTCTCGGACACAATCTTGTTACCTACGTCTTCCGCCGTCCACTGAAGGATGTCATCCCAGTCGACTTCAGACATCAGAACCATCTCACCACGCAGACGGTTTCCAGACAGCATCTTGAACATGCTCACGAAGTCTGTCTTCTGAACAGGTAGAGATGCCGATGTGGCAGTAGTTGCAGTACGAGCAAGTTCGCCCTTACGAACGGAGAACTCGACCGTAGTACCTGCCTGTACCGTAGCGTAGTTCAGGGTCTTTACAGTGCCGCCATTGGCATCCTGCTGAAGAGCCTGTACTGCAGCTTCGATATGGATGAGGAACTCGCGGTCTTCAATCTCCTGGATGTCCTTCACCGAGTTGTCTTCGATAACCTTGGTGATGGGCATCTCGTATGCCTGAAGTTCCTGCTCCGTCTTCTCGAACTTTTCCGAGGAGATAGTGAAGAAGGCGACTTCAGCACGGGGTGCGCGAATGAAGCGTGCAGTGGGTTGGCCACGGAAGGTCAAGGCCATGGCCTTGCTCTTTGGCTCGATATCCACAATCCTCACCAACGTATCGTGATTGACGGACCTTTGGCAATCTGCTCTAGTCACCTGTTGCGGCGGAATGATCTTCCGTGCGAAGGAGACTTCGCGCAAACGGTCACGGATGTACGTACCAGCGTACTCTGCAATCTTCTCCTTGCCTTCGCTGCTATCCAGCTTCTGGGTGAAGAGATCATTTAGAATTCTGGAAGGAACGCTCATGTTGATTACCTCTTGTTAGAGCCTGTTGATATAACCCAATTAGCCGAAGGTCTTGAGGAACCTTAGCTTACCACCATTGTTTGCCGGCATACGTGTCACATATCCGAGCACAATGCCACCAGGGGATGCAATCAGACCGGACCTTGTAGTACCAGTTGGAGGACCATCTACCGATGCTGAGATGGACAACGGGCCACCAAGAGTCAGACCAGCAGGTGTGAATATACGAGTATCAGCTTCGTAAGGCCCGGCAAACAGAACTGTCAATTTGCCGATAGCCTGGACGTCGAACCGTCCCTTTTCCGCCCAGACTGCGAAGCCTAGGCCGCCTACAAGTGACCGTGTGATCTTATAGTCCAGGGTCAGACTTACGAACTCACCGTCAATGATGCAGTTTGGGTTAGTAGGGTTCACATCCTGCTTGTCGGCAAGAGTAAAATCCCTACGGATGATGTTTTGAACATCCGTTACGATCTCAAGATTTACGAGCATTTGGGTGTCTCCTTGTGATGCTACTGTTGCCTTCGTTGCCTAGCTACTGCGCTAGACCCCCAAGCAGATATGATTCGAGTGCGTTCTCCCCGTTTCCTTCTACATCACCCGCCACTTTGGCCATCTCTCCATTTGGTGCAGTCATGTCAATCGCCTCTTCAATTGCATCGAGCGACCGACCGCTTGCATGGGCTTCCTTGATCTTAGAGACACGCTCACCCAACGAAAGGCCAAGATTGATCTTCTTGTCCTCCATTGTCTGAGCAATCTTTGTGATCCTATCAGCCAACTTGTACCCCTCTAATGCCTTCTCTGCCTCCGCCAATTTTGTCTGGAGTTGGTCCTTCTCAGAAGCAAGCTTCCGAAGGACACCAGGCACTTCGGCATAGACCTGAGCGGCCTGGGCTGCACTGATCTTAGTCTTGTTGTCCATTTGTGTTCCTCCTAGAAACTAGATCCTGTGTTGAACGGTGATGCCGTCCCCCCACCCACTCCCTGACTATCTTTCTCTTTCTGCTTGGACTCGACAAGCGACCGAACCTTTTCAGCCCTTGCCTTTGCTTCAGACGATGCGTCTGAAGCACCACCCTCTTCAGCAATCTTGCTGAGTAGGGCCCTCGCCGCTACAGCCTGAGCTGCTGAGATTTTCACCCCAGCTTCAGATGTATTGGAAAGGTTGTTCTGAAGGACAGTGTCCGTCGACTTCTTCTGAGCTGGTTCATCAAGAACCTCACCCATCTGTTCTTTTGGCTCTGCCTTCGCCTCACGCTTAGTATAGTCTCTTGCTGCGTCGTTGCTATCGATCATCCTTCTCTGAGCTGCAGCCGGCCCAGGGAGAGAAGGCACACCTTCCTCAGAAGCAGTAGCTTCAGGAGGAACATCTGCCAGTTTCTTCATGATACCAAGAACTCGATCTACTTGACTTACTGGAGCAGCAGTCTTTGTTGCTCCAGCAGGCTTAGTCTCTGTAACCTTCGCAGCTGCTGCCCTCTTCTGAAGCAAAGCAGCACTCTGCTTCAGAATGTCCTTATCCTTCCAGGATTCATTTCCTCCCGGAGGGTCATGGATCGTAGTCTCCAAAGCCGTACCAGTGTTGGTCTGGCCAGGTGAAGCAGGGTCTGTACCTGGCTTCATTGGAGGTTGATTCTTCTCCGTTGCTTGTCCTACCGCCTCAGACTGTACACCTGGTGTAGGTGTGTCCAAGTTAGTAGGTGTGGCACCTTCACCCTCTCCCGGCCCTATCTTTGCTTCTGGAGAGCCTGAAGGAGTAGGTGGAGTAATCTCTCCCACCGCGACCTTCAAGAAGTTTTCATTGAGATACTCAATCGCACTGGCCAGTTTAAGGGCCAGAGCAGAAGAGGTCTTGGTACCCGCCTGTTCTGAGTCATTCCTCTCTGGAACAGTAGCCGGGTTATTGGGTGGTGTATTGGATGCACCGGGGCTCTTGCTCTTTGCATCCGAAATATCTGTGTTCTCTCCGTTGTGTACGGCTTCGTCATCTGAAGCTGCAAGCTTCTCACGCCTTTCGGCTTCAGACACCGTTGCCGCAACCATGCTATGTAGCGAAAACTTCATCAGGTCCTCCTAAGGATCGTACTAAAGGTGGCGGTTGTTGTCATGCCATACTCCCAATGCCTATATCGGCTCCTGCCGGAGTCCCAAAATTTGGTTGGGAATAGTTAAGGCGTGGCCCAAACTTTGCCGCCGGTTGCACCAGCTTCAGATTCAATGGACCGGGTGCAGTCGGCGCTTTCGGGAATTGAGTGTTGGTCAGTTTGGCACGTGGAGCCCCAACAGTCTTGGAAACCCAAGGACTATCGGGGGCACGGACTTCTCCGGCCACCTTGGTCAACTCTTCGAAAAACGCCGACATGCAAATACCGGTCATTGGGGGTTTGTTATTCGTTCCAAGTCACTGGGTAGCCGTTAGCTTCCAGCATCTCGAGAGCTCTACGCTCTACAGCCAGGTCCAGGGGGGACGCTGTCTTGGTCTCTTCTGCCGCGGGAGGAGCAACAAGGTTACCCTCTGGGTCCACCCAGCCGGCTTCCTTGGCCATAGCTAGTGCACGCTGTTCAGCAAGGGCATTAAGAGCAGTCTGATCTGCCTCGCCCTTCTTCTCGTGAAGTGCCTTATCTGTGGCCTTTCCTTCGCGCCAACCCTTACGAGCACCATGAATTTGGCCTGCAATTGATCCAAGACCAGCACCAACCAATGCACCAGCACCAGCACCTTTGCCCGCGCCATGCTTGAGTGCCTTACCTAGAGCAGCACCTACTCCAGCACCTACTCCAGCTCCAGCAGCTTGCCCAGCAATACCATGGGTTGTTGCCCTACCGATAGCTCGTGACCACTTGCCACCCGATGGCTTCTCTTCGCTAGCTTCCTTTTCGATCTCCTTGCACTCTTGTGCAAACGAATGAGCCATCACACGGCCCAGGAAGTCAGCTTCTGCCACCTTCTCCGCAGCTTCACCTTCCTTCTTCTTCTCTTCTGGGGTCGGCTCGGGCTTATGCTCTTCTGAGGACTCCGGAGAAGCCTCTTGTGATTCTGGAGTCTCCTTCTTCTCTTCTCCCTCTTCCTTCTTTTGGAACTGTGGAGGA